CAACGCAACACAAGTCGTTTAACATTTTAAAATTGAACAACGGTTATTTTGCGGCTCAACCAAATAATAGATTATTAATTTTGGATAAATCATATACACCAAAGACTTTAAAGTTTCCAGATTTTAAAGTTTCTTCTATTGAATATTCCGTAGAAGATAAGGTAAAACAAACCTTTGGAGATGAAACAGAGTTTTTCTACGGAGTAAAAGATGAAAAATAGCTTACTAATACACAAGCACCTTATCATTCGTGCTGAAGTTAACAACCCACCAAAAGAAGTGGATCAGTTAACAGAATGGTTAAAAGAATTTATTGCCTCAATTAATATGAAAATAATGTTGGGGCCATATGTGGCGTATAGTGAAACACCAGGTAATAGAGGTATTACAGGTGTAGCAGTTATAGAAACAAGTCATATTGCAATGCACGTATGGGACGAACCTGTACCTGCGATGATGCAGTTAGACGTTTATAGTTGCGCAGAATTTAATCCTTATCTAATAGCAGATAAGTTAAAAAAAGACTTTGATGTAGTTAGAATGGATTATAAATTCTTAAATAGAGAAACAGGATTAAAACCAATAAGACTAAACAAGGAGTATATAAAATAATGGCAAAAAGTGTGTTCAACAAAGATAAAAATTTGGATGCCACAAAACAATTAATGTTTTTTGGTCCAGATTTATCAGTACAAAGATATGATAATATGAAGTATCCTATTTTTGATAAACTGAACCAACAACAGTTAGGTTATTTTTGGAGGCCAGAAGAAGTATCTTTACAAAAAGATAGAAACGATTACCTTGAATTAAGAGATGAACAAAAGTTTATCTTTACATCTAATCTAAAATATCAAACTATGTTAGACAGCGTACAAGGTCGTGGTCCTTGTTTGGCTTTCTTACCTTTTTGTTCTTTACCAGAATTAGAAGGCTGTATTGTAACGTGGGACTTTATCGAAACAATACATAGTAGATCATATACTTACATTATTAAAAATTTATATTCTGATCCATCAGAAATCTTTGACACTATTTTAAAAGATGAAAAAATTGAAAGAAGAGCAGCTAGTGTTACAAAAACCTATGACGATTTAATTGCTATGGGGTATCAATGGACTTTAACGCCAGATAAAGTGGATATGTATGAATTAAAAAAGAAACTATATCTTGCTATGGTTACAGTAAACATACTTGAAGGATTAAGATTTTATGTATCATTTGCTTGTTCGTTTGCGTTTGGTGAATTAAAGAAATTAGAAGGTTCAGCAAAGATTATATCTTTTATTGCTAGAGATGAAAGTCAACACTTAGCAATGTCACAAAGAATAATTAATAACTGGAAAGACCACGAAAACGATAAAGAGATGTTAAAGGTTATTAAAGACACAGAAAAAGAAGTATATAAAATGTATGAAGAAGCAGTTGGTGAAGAAAAGAGATGGGCGACTTATCTATTTTCAAAAGGTTCTATGATAGGATTATCAGAAAAACTATTACATCAATTTGTAGAATATATGGCAAATAGAAGAATGAAAGCTATTCAATTAAATCCAATTTACGATCAGAAAACTAATCCACTTCCTTGGGTCGATCATTGGTTAAATAGTAGATCATCACAAAATGCACCACAAGAAACAGAAATTGAAAGTTATGTTATTGGTGGTATTAAACAAGACGTTACAAAAGATCAATTTAAAAAATTTAAATTATAATGAAAAAAATATTAATTATGGGTTTACCAGGTTCGGGTAAATCTTATTTGGCACAAGTGTTATCACCATTAATCAATGCAGTATGGTTAAACGCAGATAGAGTACGAGAAGAAGCAAACGATTGGGACTTTAGTCCAGAGGGAAGACAAAGACAAGCTAATCGTATGAAAGATTTAGCGCAAAAGGCGTTAGATGAAGGTAAACACGTTATTGCTGATTTTGTATGTCCTACTCCTAAAACAAGAGAAGACTTTAATGCTGATTATACAGTATGGGTAGATACAATCAAAGAAGGACGATTTGAAGATACAAATAAAATGTTTGTACCACCTGAAGCATATGACTTTAGAGTACCTACACAAAATGCTGAACTATGGTCATTACGAATTGCTGATGAGATACAAGACTATGTATGGGATAATAGAAAACCTACAGCACAGATGTTAGGTAGATGGCAACCTTGGCACGAAGGACATCAAACTCTATTTGAAGAAATAATTAAAAAGACTGGTCAAGTAAATATACAAGTAAGAGATGTACAAGGTGTGGGAGATAATCCTTTTGATTTTGATACAGTTAAAAAGAATATTGAACAAGCATTATTACATTATAAAAATAGAATTAAGATAACTTTAGTACCTAATATTACTAATATATGTTATGGCAGAGGAGTAGGATATAAGATTGAAGAAATTGTATTACCTGACAATATACAAAAGATTTCTGCTACAGATATTAGAAAGAAAATGAGGGAAGACGGGAAACTATAATGACAATAGAAAAAGCTGTAAAACACTGTTCTCAGTGCGAAACTAAATATACTATAACTTGGGATTTAGATGAGCAAGATTTAGAACCTCTTACTTGTCCCTTTTGTGGTTATGAAGTTGAACTAGAGGATGCAGATGAAGACAGATTCGATAACAAAGAAGAAGACGATAATTGGAATTGATTATAGTTTAAATAGTCCTGCCATATGTATAGCAGATAGAGATTTTGATTTTAATAACTGTTCGTTTCACTTTTTAACAAGTAAAAAAAAGCATATAGGTAAATTTGGTAATAACATTACTGGATACGAACATAGCGAATATACAACTCCCATACAACGATTTAGTCAAATATCTGATTGGGTGTATAATGTTTTACGAGATACTTGGCATACAGAACAATTAGTCTTTATAGAGGGCTATTCTTTTGGTTCTAAAGGTCAAGCAGTATTTCAAATAGCAGAGAACTGTGGTATTCTTAAATATAGACTACAAGAATATAAGATACAATACGATACAATCGTCCCTAGTGTAGTTAAAAAATTTGCCAGTGGAAAAGGGAACGCAGATAAAGAACTAATGTATAAATCTTTTACTGAACTCACAAATATAGATTTAAAAAAGTTATTTGATATGGATAAACTCAATAATCCTGTAACCGATATTATAGATAGTTATTATATCGCTAAATATGGGTATGAAAATATGACGAATCAAGTCAAAATTAACGAATCTAAGTAGAACAAAATAAGAACACTCAAAAATCACCCCTAAAAGTCATTGATTTAATTGACTTTTTTCTCTAAAATAGTTGTTGACAAATAGATAGAATTGGTATATTATATACGTATAACAATAAAGGAGTAAACACTATGTCAAAAGTCAAACAATACGCAGAAGATACCGCAACAAGTAAAGTAGATCAAATCATTAATTCTTTAAAACAAGGTATGATTGATAAAGATAACGCAGAAAAACAAATACTTAAAGTTGATAATATTGAACTAATAGGTATTAATGATTACAATGTAGGTGAAGTAATCTACGAGGTACTTAACGGGTAATAAAATATGACAAAAAAACTATCACAAAACTTAATTAATTACATTAAAAAACATAACGAAGAAACTCGTAAGTATAACGAAGAAAACAAATCTAAAGGTAATTGGAAAAGTTTAATGATAGAAGATGAAAACCATTGGATTGAATATGGTATTTTTACATTGAGAGATTTAGTAAGAGATAATTTAATTGGTTATATATGGGACGAGTACAAATCTGTAAACGGTATTAGACCACGATTTATGAATTTTAATAAAATGGGTATTAGAGAATTGAGAAAAGAAGTAAACTATTTAATGAACGAGGAGGTTAAGGATTAAATTATGATGAATACAAATATAATAATTACAAAAAATGATGTAGGTAAAAATCTTTATAGAAAAACAACATATTATAGATTAATGGTTACACAAGATGTATTAGCAAAAGACAAAGACGAAGCTGATAATTTATTCTTAGACAATGGTGGTATTAATCACTCAGAAATTACCAATCAAATTACAGATCAAAAGAATGGCGTTGAAACATTATTTGTTGACGCAGATTACCAAGACAGTTCAGATACTGATTATATTGGTAAAGTTTTAGAAGATCCTTCAGATGAAGATGATATTTACATTGACGATTTAGAACCAGAGATTAACAATAACAAGGAGTAAACTATGATAAACATAATGTTAAAAGACATTGATAATTTAAATAAAATTATTGATGCGATTGATAGTAAAGACTATGCAACTGCTAAAGATACCTCTATTTTATGGAGAGATGAACTCCAAGAAGAAGTGGATAAAGCGGAATCAGATATTGATATCCAATTAAACTTGGAATTTGAAAATAAAATAGGTAAGTAATATGAATCCAATACAAGCGGCTTACATATATCTGTGTTTAGTAATAGGATCTATTATTAATGATGTTAAAAAATTCTTTGGAGGTAAAAATGGTAGAAAGAAAAAATAAAGAAGTAGATGGTTATTACTTTGACGGCGAAAAATCAACAACCCTTTATAAAGTTGAAGACGGTGGTATGATACACGAAGTAAATACAAACACGAATACTTTGGTATTAACGGTAGATATGTTAACGCCAGAATCTAAGGAAGAACTAGTAAAAGAACAAGCAGACAAATTACAACTTATAGTTGATAATTTAAGAAAAATAGGGGGTATCTAGTATAGTGATTAACCCGAATCACCTGCTTAGCGTGTCGCTCAGCGTCAAAAAAATGAGTAAAATAAGGGCTATTTAAGGGGTTGACTTTTAAAACGAAACCTGTTACAATATAGAGATAAACTAACAAAAGGAGTACACAATGTCATTTAAATACGATAAAGAGAACTTGTTTAAAGAGTTTGAAGTCGCAAAACAAAAAGATATCAAATTATCTAAGAAAGATTCTTTAGAAGATAAAGAAAACGATATCTATACAAACCGTATTCAATTCTTTAAAGATCACATTGAATTGAAAAGTAAAAATCCAAGTTACTATGAGTTTTTAGATATCAATTTTGATAATCTACTAAAAGCTTATCAAACCGAAAATCCGAGAGATACTTTTTATCTAAAAGTTTTTGGTGTAACTTATCAACAGAAAAAAAGAGAAGAAGAAGCTGAAGTAGAATACTTAGGTCAACCTGATGCTATCTAAAAAACAAAAATTACATATCGCTAGACTTCGACACATTGAATGGTTGAAGTCTAAGGGTATTAATGCTTCATTAGAAGATGTAACTGTTTTTAAAAAACCAAATGTTAAATCTAAACCAGGTGAACTAGATTTGAGTCATTTAAAAGTAAGAGATTCTATACCGTGTGGTAACAGAATTGGCGGTAGTACAGCAAAACGAGTTTATGCTACACAACTACCCGCTGGTAAAACAATTAGTGTGGCATATAACAAAGGTCCTTATATGGTTGTCGATGCCAAGGACTTTAAAACTATGGGGAGGAAAGTATGAGAACTGCGTACATAATAATATTAACAATGATGTTAGGATTTTTTGCTTTAGCAAGTAGTGTAATGTCAGAAGAAAAAACAATTGTTAATAAAGTCCAAGATACTTTTGAAAAAGAATGGAATGAAATCGTTGAGTATCAAAAAGTAAATTGGGAAAAAGGTAAACAACAAACAAGTAAAAATTGGGACACAATCAAATCGTTTTTTATTAAGGTAAAAAATAATGTTACACAAAATTAGTGAATTATGTAATAAGGTTGATGTTGTTAAAAAACAATCAGATAAACTGTATAAACTAAAATATGAAAATAAAAAGACAATTGAACGAGATGCTGAAATTGATTTTCTTATTTCAGATATACA